GGATATTTTGCGGTGTGGTTCGTTGATCAAAAATTACACATACGTAAAAAAGAACTCGCTGCCGAAACTACTCGAGACTTCGTTTTTCTGCCAGGACCCGTAAATGATAATGTGCATGCGTGTGACGCTCTACACGCGTTTATTTTAATTTAAACGCGTGCGTGCGTGAATTATTACAACGTTGTTTAGAGAGGCGTACAGAGCGTTACAGGGCTATCAGGTCAGTTCAAAGAGCAAGCGTATAACTACATTCAAAAATATACCGTTGAATGTTTCAGTATAACCGTCACCCAAAACTGCTTTAGAACAATAGCCTGTTGGTATTGCATTTAGTATTTGTCGTTCTATCTTTGCAATATGTTCACCATTTGATTGAAACGAATAGATCACATCACAGAACAGTTCAGTACTCTTATTGATGTGATCACATCGTTCTTGTGGTTCTTTATTGGTAATACCTAACTTGTAACCCAATGGTACTTGTTTGTCTGAGTCTAAATATATCTTGAGTATGTACAGATGTGCGTTGCGTTCTTTCTTAAACCCAACACCATAACAATTCTTACAGTTCATTCCACGCAAGGCATCTGATAGTCTTTTTGTGATAACTTCATTGCATTCAGTACAAAACATTTTCATCTGTTCATGGCGTTGTGTAAATGTATCAATGTCTGGTATGAGGTTTGGCATTGCCTGTTTTAATCGTTCGGTGTAGTTATTTCTTTCCCAGCTTTCAAGCGGTGTTATCTTTCTTCGATATTTTGCTTCCTGCTTTGCTTTCTCTCGTTCTTCTCTTCTAAGTCTTTCCCGTCCGTTTCGGGCAATAATTATTGCTTGCTTCTTCTTCTCTTTGTAACATTTGCACTCTGCCCCTCTGATGCATATTTGTGTAACTTTTGGACTTCTAGAATCCTGACATATTGGACATTGGATCAGTACTGGACTGTTGTAATCAATATACGTGCTCATAACAGGTCGCATCGTATGACCTTTTGAAACCAGTACACCTACAATCTTATTCTCTGCCTGTTCAACTGACAGCCTATTAGCAATACGTTTTGTCATTTTGAGTATCCTTACTCTTTTATGCATCATGCGTTATTTAGTACTGACAAGTGATCCACGTGCTTATAGTGTTTCTTTAATAACTGATAGGCACGTGGATCACTTCCACCGTCTGGATCTTCCCTGATGCATCTGCAATACTGTACAAACATACAGTATAAATGGAGGGTATAGGGATGGGTAACAAAGATGGGTATGACGCGTCGATCAGTAGTGGTATACAGCGGTTCGTACATCATGGGCAGTGGGCTACTGTGTGCTATTGGGGTTCAGCTCTAGATGAGTTCAGGATGGGTGATAAAGTCTTCTTTCAGAACGAGCATAGGCAGTACTGGTTAGGCCAGATTCAACATGATTGTTTCGTTCTGCTATACCCTGAACCGCTTGATAGAGTACTAGATGGTTTGAGCTATCTGAACTCCGTACACCGTATGCACCAGATGCACGACGATGATGATTGGTTCTGTGACCAGGGTGAACTGCCCTTCTGATTGAAGATAATGGTTCAGTACTGCATCTGGTGCCTTGTCATCTGGTGATAGTAAGTGTCCCACGTGTTTTTCAGTATTATAAGGATCACTATTGGCACGTGTGACACCTGACATTACTGAACACCAATTCGTGCCTTTCATCCGCACCACATCCCCATCAAAACGATTCAGTACTGCATCTGGTGATTCATTGCGATCACTAAGTAAGTGTCTCAACGGTTTTTCAGTATTATAAGGATCACTATCGACCGTTGTGACACTTGCCATTACTAATCAGCAGTGCCAGCGGTAATCGGGGCAATAGAGCAGTACTAGACCCTGCATCATATTCTGTTGTTCAGGTTCGGGATGGCTAAAGTTGATATGGAGTATTTCGCTATATTCGTCGTACTTCATATCTAGCTTGATCAGTGGCTCTGTATCGATGACGGCTAGTAGTTCCTGAACCATTTCAAAATAGAGTTCAGTACTGCCATATAGCGGAAGATGGATTGATGTTCTCATAGGGTAAATTACTCATGTGTGTTTGAGTATTTACCTTCCATGAATTGATGGTATGACCGTTAAGATTATTGCAGCCAGTACTGAATGAGGATGACAGATTAGGGTTCAGTACTGGCATTAATGAGTTCGACAGTGGCAGTACTTTTACATGGAGTCCACTTCGACACTCACCCGCTTACCGCCCTGATAACGTATCAAGAAATGGTACGCCTTATCGCATGTGACGTTCGCAGTTGTACCGCTTGAGAACCAACTGGTTTCAGTCTTGATGCTGTCTACCTGGTCGCACTGATAGCCAGAGAGTACAATGTCACGCTGTGCTTCATCTTTCAGAGCTTTGTCATCAGCGGCAAAAGCTATGATAGAAACCAAAAGTAAACCTAACCCACTCATTTTTATCATTAAAATTCTCCAGCATCCCGTAGTTGCTTATCCGTTGCAAAAAAGTTTACAACTTTATCGATCGGTCAAATCTTTCATAACAGTGTATTCAATAGGTGGATTCGATCAATATTTAAGATACTTCCTCTACCAACTTTGGTAGTTAAGGCATAGTGATAAAGCAAGTTTTTCGCTATAGAACGGTGTTCTGGTATCGCTTGGGGTAGATTTCGGAAGAATGGCTTGATGCAGAGCGTCGTATACAACTGGTACACAAATCGTTTATAACTGGTTTTATCCCACTATGTTTAGTAGGGGTTAACAATCCATCACCACAGCTTAAATCAAGATGGCATAATTTTGGCGGGGATTTGCAGTGCTAGTAATTCAAATTATTCAAATTGAAACTAATAATCAGACATTGAATAGCAGGGTATACATATGGAAATCATCGGCTTATTAATTTTAGCATGGTTAGGTTATGTAATTTTTGGCGGTTACAACAAGGCAAAAACACGCAGATATCATGCAGTTGTAGCTCGGGCAAAGAGAGGCTTAACGGAAACTAAAGATCTTTATCGCCCAACCTGGAGCAATAACGAGGATAAACGGAATGAGTTTATCGGAGTGGTGCGAACTCTCAGTTACAAACAGGGAGTACCAGTTAGTTATTTAGACCAAATTTTCCGAAGCGAGGAGTTTTCCCGTGTAGTAATGAAGTTTACCGCCCTGCTAGAAAACAATAACTTGAGTTTTACATCTCAAAAAACTGCGGTGAGTGAGCTTATCAGGGATATGTGGAAAGATGGTGTAGAAATGCCACCATCAAATACTAGATTACAGCAGATTATCAGTTTCCTCGATTCCAAAATTCCTAATAATTTTTCTGCCGGAGCTGTCGCAACGCGATTATACTTGGATGCGAACTTCATACACGCCGTAGATATGTTTAATAACCCTAATGCGGTGTCTTTTGAAAAGAAATATGGTCATGACATTTCAAGTGAAGCTAAGGCATTCTTTGATAAAATTGATGTTACGAATGGTGCTCAGTATATGGAGTTAAATTACCAAAGTCATACTGTTAATCTTACCGAAATTAGTAGATTTATCTCTTCTTTCAGTAACAAAAAATCTTCAGACGAACTTTTACTGAAGCTGTGGGCCGCTGAACATCTTATTGAAAAATGGAAACTCAGCTAATATCGTTAACGTTTTTCGGTAGTATTCAGTACTGTCAGTATGTGGCAGTACTGAACCATCCTTAACACCTTACAATGGTTCAGTACTTGATCAACATCACATTTTACCCCAAATAACAGATACGCCTTAAGGAAAAATACCCCTATTTTTAGGAGGTTAGGAATAGTTATACGGTGCAGTACTATATACCTCCCATTTTGACGTATAAATGGTTCTGTTCATTTAGTTGTCCATGCATACATATAAAGATCTTTAATGATTTTGCAATTCTAAAATGATGGAATAGAAATGAATCGGTTAACAACTCTTTTGTTATCTGCCGTTGTAAGTTCAGCAGCACAGGCTGAATGTACTGGCAATTACAATCACAGCATATGTACATTTGATAATGGTGATACTCACACTATCACTAGAACTCTGAGTTCAAGCGGGGAAGAAATCACAGAGATAAAAGGACGCAACAAAATATCTGGGGCGACATGGGAAGAACGTACTAGAGTTTGGGGGGATGACACCATCACTAGGGGTACAGCAGCAAATGGTGCCCGGTGGCGACAATCTAAGCATAAATTAGGGAACGGTGAATATGAGATTTCCGGTGTTGATATGAACGGCAACCTGTATAAGTACAATTGTACTGCATCGGATTGCAATGACAGTTATTAGTACTGTCACATCCTCTGCCAGTACTGAACCCTATAACAAACCCCACAATTGTTCAGTACTGGCAGGGATGACACAATAGCAATTATATTAGCGTTTCCGCATCTTTGCCAGATATGAACGTACTGCCTCAAGTTTTTTCTTTTCATCTACATATGTTTTCAATGTCTGTAGTAATGCAATGTAATCCATATTGTCTGAGTACTTCTCACACCATTGACGTGTGATTGCAGCACGGTAGATTTTACTGTCTCCATCGTATTGTACTGTTACGTGGAATTCAGGTTGCCAGTTCTCGTCTTCACCCAGAACAACATTCCATAGGGATGTGTTGCCAATTTGCAGTACTGACCCGTTTAGATTAGTGTATGTGATTACGTCCATGTATATCTCCTGGGGTGTACCACCCCTCTGTAGTTGGTTTGTGTGTTTAGAAATAATGTACCACCCCCCCTTCTATTATTAATAAAAGAGATAGGGGGGTGGTACATTTCTGTCTTACATTTTGCCTTTCATGAATCTTTCACGGAACAGATCCAGAGGTGTTTTACCGTTACTGTCTTTGTTAACGACAACATCATCTTTACTAGTTGTAGTGGTAATAGCTACAACACCTGCACTGACCTTAGTACGCGTGCTTTCATCCAGTACAAACCCTGTACGGGATAGTGCTGTGATCAGTGCTGCACGTTCTAGTTTGCCGTTGATACGTATTTTCTTAGATTTATCCAAAGTCATGTAACGGCCTAAGATCTCTCTACCAGCCTGCGGCGTGAGTAACTGACATTCATCGTTCAGTACTGCACGCCAGTGAGTACTGAGCATCATTGACTTATCACCGTGGAAGAAATTATTCAGAGCGTACTCAACTACCTGCTGCCCCAGTACTCGAACATTCTCAGACGTGATTACGTTACCGTTTCGTGTTGCAGTAGTCAGTTTTGGTAACTCAGCCAGTACAAAATCCTTGATCACGTTACCGCTATGGAAGTCCCTTAAATCATCCCTCAGCCGCTCCCAGTACTGTTTATTGTCTTTCAATCTGTTCAGATACTCTTTTACATCAGATGCCCGTAAACCGCGTCCCATGAACGAATTGATGTATTCCTGTTGTTGCTTGATTTCATTGTCTGCTGACTCTGCAACCCAGCTTTCAGTACTGTCATCGAAATTATCAGCAAGCCATTTGATGCTATTAACCCGCTGTATTTCGTCTGCTTGTTTTACTGCATTGATTGCATCTGAAACACTTTCACCAGTAAGGTGCATTTCTGCCTGTTCGAATTCGAAACCATATTCACCCAGCACTTTTTTGTACTGGCTGTAGCTCATCATTGCGTGCAATGTACGATTCTCAGCCAGCATATGATCGACCTGGCAAAAATCGATCTCAGCTTGTTCTGCTCGCCAATCCCAGTACAGATTTGTCCCACGCATTTCTTTACTAAACCCGTTAAGGTGAGATTTCACGCTTGAATAGTTCAGTAGTGAGAGGTGTTTGTTAGTTGCATCTCGTAATTCCTGAGCCGACTGTAATACTTCACCTACATCGATATCTTTGTGTACATACTCAACCCGGCTTGTGTCGTATACATAGTGATATACGTTGATCACACCAGTACAGTTACGCCACCTGTTCGTAACCTGTTCGATACGTTCAGGACTGATATCACCAATGATGTGTACATCACACGATTCAAGTACGTCACGAACGTTGATACCCTCGACCAGAGAGTTAGTACCAATCAAACCGTTGAATTGACCTAGCGTCTGACGTTCAACAAAAGCCTCGTATTCTGCGTTCTTATCCTCTTTATCAGCGGTAATTCGCAGTAAACGATATCCAGGCCACGCTTGAGAGATTTTCTCTTGCAACCCCTTCACACCCTTAATCCAGTTGAAAAGAATGATTGAGTTTCGTTCTGCCCCAAGTGAAAGGATTTTTTTCAGAGCAATATCCTCTAAATTATTATCAGTAGAGGTTCTAACCTGGCGAATCACTTTTCGTACAGTCTGCTTTTTATGAACACGAATCACACGATCAAATTTGATGTTAGTGAAGTACTCAGGTCTTACGGTTCCAGACATTAGTACTACATTATTGAAGCGATCAAATTGTTCGATTACTTCTGTATTACAGTCACCCCTGAAACCATCGAGGTACAGGGAATGTGCTTCGTCAATTACTAGGGTTTTGGTTTTTGCCAGCTTATCCGGCATGTTGCGGATCTGTTGGTAAGTCCCTGTGCCTTTTTTGATATTATTGAAGTCGTCTTTATCTTTTGCGTTCTGTTGAGCAATGATTCGTAACGGTACACCTACTACGAATTCATCTGGATTATCGGTTGTGAAGTGTGTTTTTCCGATATTACAGTCACCGATAATGAGCACATTACCAGTTAGATTCAATTCATCTTTTATATCACCCAGATATTGCCCTTCTTCTAACCAGAACTCCTGATCATATTCATAATCGTTTGTCGCTTGTTTGCTTTCGGTGTACTCGTCAATTTCTTGTACTGAATACTGGGTTAGTTCGACGGGGAATTTATACCCATCTGGCAGATAGTTTTTCAACATGAACACGTTCACTTCTGAAGTAATAGTGTTCGTGAAAAACTCCATTGGGTTAGTGTTCGCGTCAGCGTGCTGTACCATCGCTACACGGCGATAATCATATACACCATATGATTTCATGACCTGTGCAAAGAACCATGCTTTAGAGCGATTCAGAGAGCCTGTACAGTACTTTACGACATCATCAAACACAGTTGCCAGTACTGCATCGTCGATTTCAATATGATCGAATACAGTTTTATCGATTTTCTTAACTGATTCAACGTACTGAATATCCGTGAGAGGGTTTAACAGCCGCCCTTTGTTGTAGTGCACGTATGGTGTTTTACCGTTGTAACGTGCCGGAACGTTCTGACCCTGTGACAATGTGAAACACGACCCATCAATGTATGGGAATCTTTGTTTGAACGATTCTCGCAGCTCTTGCCATTGCTCACCCGTGATAGGCTGATTGAATGGAACCAGAATACGGCAACGGTCGCCAGCTTTCACACCGTAGCTTACAGAACTGTATAGCAGATACTCAAAATCACTTAGGTCATTCTGAATATCTGCAAATGACATCTGCATAGAGTCTTTATCGTTCGGGTTATAGTCATAGTCAAGAACGAAACCGCCACGTGTAGCGATATTCGCGTTCTGACGTCTTCCACCATCTTCGAGTAATGACCCGAGTAACATCATTGGAAGTTCAGCCTTCTCTGTTGGGGTGTTAATCACACCCCATGTTTCTGTATCTAATGTCCCGATGACAAAATCATCCCATGATTCTGTAACTTGACGGGCAATTGAAACAGCACCTTTTTTGAACTGATCGGTATATATTATATTGATATTCATTTATGCATCCCTGCGATAGTTGTGTTTATTGTTTGGTACTTCCACCTCTAGTAATCAATGCCTCATTGATCAATAGAGATACTGCCTGTGACTTGTTTTTAGCTCGTCCACTAGTAATTAGCGATTCGATAAACTCAGCTTGTTGCTGTGTAACACGAATACCGATCATCACTTCTTTATTGAAGTCTTTGTTCATAATTTGTCCTTTGTTAACATTTCCCACCAAAAAAAGAATGAAAATTACGGCTTATTTTTCATAAGCCGTTTTGTGTACTATTTTCGCGGGATTTTGATATCGTTACACATGAAACATTCCCGTTTCATGTGTACATAGTATTTAGTATTTTTTCACTAAACATGTCTAAAATGAGTATTTGAAAGGAGTCTTACTTGATACACTGATTGTAACACCCCTTCGGATTTCATCCCAAAATGACCGTTACTTTTTCGTTCTAACGTAGTTATTTATTAAATTTCTCGTAAAACAGCTTCAAAGGAGCCATAAACAAGAAAACCCGCTTAGGCGGGTTCTCTGTATGTTCTTAGTACTGTTATTCTGGCTTCTTGAATACCGTACGTTCTGTACTCGACTTTTTAGGCCAGAACTGAGAACCCTTAAGTTTTGGGTAGTTCACGATAGCGAGCATATCTAGTACCAAATTAAACATACCCTCGTGATCCGTTTCCAGATTGTATAAAGACGTTTCGATATCCTTTATCAACCTGTGGTTCTTCACCTGCTCAATGATTTCAGGACTGACAGTATTATCAGCCTGTTTATCCCGTTTAATGTAGTACGTCCATTCATGCCGCTTACCTGCACCCTCAAATACAAAATACTCCCCCTCTTTATAGGAGTAGTGCAGGGAAACAATCCCATCCCGCTTATGAATCACAACAGACTGCATTAACCGCCGCACTATTTCCCGCAACTTCACCCGCGTTTCGTGTGTAGGATCTGAAATGATACCCCACTGAATCAGTTCAAAGAAATTGAGCATGTCCTTTTCAAATACTGTGTTAGCGGTGAGTAGTAATTTCTTCTGATTTGTTCTATCCAGTTCTTGTACTAATTTTTTACGTTCTTTTTCTGCCGCCGCCAGTAGTTCTACTAATGCCTCTGAGTAGTGTTTAGCAATACCTGATGCAATATTTTTGATTTCTGTATTCAGTTCTGCGATACGTATTTCGTACTTCTCAATTTGAGAATCAAGATCGGTGGCTGAGTTCTGATTACGGATTGACGCATCAAAATATGCATGTGACAGTACTATCATCAGGCAGTGTTCAATGAGAATACCAGATAAAGACCACGAACGAGTGCACCCGCCCCCCTTCGTCGCTAACCCACTACTGCATACGTAGCGTAATTTACCATCCGTAGTGGTTAGGGTATTCATCGTACCGCCACACTGACCGCAACGAATTAAACGCATACCCGCCAGTAAACTTATGCTTGAACTTTTATTAGCCCTGAACCGATTGTTACTTTTTACTTCCTGAATTCGATAGAACTCAGCCTCTGTGCATAATGCCGGGTAATAATTTTCGAGTTTGTTCTCTTCAAGTCCGAATTTCAGTGTTCGACAACCATATAACGCCGGATTTACTCGCATATTTTTGATAGTTGAACCTGACCAGTCTCGCCCCTTGAATCCGTATGGGTATCTCTCACGCAGGGCTGCAACAATTCTAAAAATGCTTTCCCCCTCCTTGAACATTTCGACGATCAATTTCGCTGGTTCCCACATTTCCGGGTGAGGCTTGACACCTTCCCGTTCGTCACCAGTTGAGTCTATCCACCATACATGACTCCCAGCACTTTTTATCGTGGCTGGCTTCCCCTCTTTATGTCTCTCAATCAACTGTTTAGCATGACTAACAACGCGTTTCGATTTGGTTTCTGACTCCTCGTTAGCACGGGCGAACAACATGATACTCATCATCAAACCTGTCGCATTAGCCGCAATAGACTCTTTGTTATAAACATGCTCATCCATGCCTGTAACGATGGTGATACCCAGTTTCAGTACTGATATAAACCATTCTGTCGCGTCAAGTACGTTTTGCCGTGATAGGCGGTCTAACGATTCTACATACAGCCATGAATCTGATGGTACAAGCCCTTTTTTAACAGCCCCGATGAAACCGCCTAGTGCAGATTTCTTTTCATCCCAGTTTGCCCCTCTATAGGCTGATACAGCCTCGTCACGCAATTCTGCCCATTCTAGCCCATTCCGTGCGGCATACTCTTTTGATTTTCGGGTTTGGCGTTCGAGTGAACTGTTGCCAGTTTGCTTGTCGGATGACCAACGAACATACGAATATAGTTGAGTTTTCATATACTTGACCTGATTTTTTGTTGTTAGTGTTTTATCTACTGAATAGTATAACAGGCTTACCCGGATGGCTGATGATATGCACGTTGCCGCTGGCAATGGTGGCGATCATCGCCTCGGTGTTGGTGGCTTTGTCCTGCGGGGGAAATACCGGCTCATGAAAACCGGCGAGGATCAGATCCAGAGAGGTCAGCATCGGGCCGGTACAGTCAATCTCACCCTGGGTGTTTTTGATGTTAGCCTCAATGCCGCGCAGGATCCCCACCCCGTCCACCACCCGCGGCCAGATACGCATATTCACAAAGTGCCAGTAGTGCGGGGCATCTGCCATATCCGGACCATGATCGGTGATCGCAAAGAGTTTGATGTTCTTTACCTTCGCCTGGGCGATATAGTCATGAAGATT